ACCAATACCACCCTCGATACTTACGTCGGACTTGTCTGCGCCCCACTGTTCCATGTTATCAAAACGGATGCTTAGAGCAACTGTAGCATGTTCGTTAGTACCATATGCTAATTCGCCGTAGTCTGCATTTTGAATGAAACAACCATATAGGTTAAATGTTTCAAGTGTTTTTGGAGCAAGGTTTGCATTGCCACCGTCAAGAATTTCAATACGTGTAGTAAATTTGTAATCAATACCAGAACGTGCAGATGCTTGTTCAATAAAGTCAAATTGTTTCTGTAGTTGTTGACCAACTAATTTCTGAACTTGACCGCTTGCATCGTCGCGTAATGTTAATGTTACCATTTCAAAACTGTGTTTACCTGCAAGATATACTTTTGAGTTATAAACATCTAATGTCATTTCTTCAAATGAAACTTTAGGTCTTGTAACGTCCTGTACTTGCTTGGTTAATTCTGTTGCTGCTGCAACACCAAAGCCCAGGAGAGTCACTCTAAAGCGATATTTTAACTTAGGCATTAGTAGCACTTGTGTGCTACCTGCCGTATTAGTTGTAGGTATACCTAAATTGTTTAATGATGTAATTGCCATTTTTAAATCTCTCCTGTGTTCTTGACACGCAATGGAATGTAAATGAACTCAACAGCTTTAACAGGCTCAATTGCGATGTCAACCCATAATTCGTTGCGATCGATTCTTGCTGGTGTGTTATTGCTTTCATCACAAACAACTGCAAAGTCATATAGAGCTCTTAAACCTACAAGTTCAAGTAACAAGCTCTGACATGCCTGCTTGATTTCATCACGTGTGATTGAATCATTTGGTTCAAAGATGTAAGGACGAGCAAGTTTGTTTAATTGGCTACGTAAGTAAACAACTAAACGAGCTACGTTAATACGATCTAAAGCTGATGCATTTCTTGCACGAGTCTTTTGACCAAAGTTAATTAAACCAACACCGTTAAAGAATGTAATCGGGTTAATCTTCAAGTCATACAATGTATCACGTTGACCTTCATTCAATGCTACTGTTTGGAATTCACCAGTAGCAGCATCAATGTAACCAACTGCGGTTGCGTTAGTAATGCCACCGCGTCTTGTACCTGCTGGAGCAAACCATGGGTAAGAAGCGTTGTCACTTAATGCAATAGTTTTCAACATCATGTGTGAGCTTGGAACAACTGCGTTTGAACCACCAAGGTCTGTTGTGAAACCACTTGGATAGAACACACCTAAGTATTCGTCATATGTAACAATACCTTTGTCGCCGTTGTCAGTTACTAATTCTGCATTAGTACCCCAGTTTGTTAATGTTGTAGCATCTGATGCTAAACGTAATGGAGTGTCACCGATAACAAACGCCGTTACACCACGGTCAATGTTTAAGTTAACCAAGTTGCTCATTACTTCAGGATATCCTGGAGCAGCGATAATGTTGAAGTTACGACGCTCTTCATCACGGATTTCAGCACTTGTGTCAATTGCTGATTTCAGTGCAGCCACTACAACTGCACGTTGAGCGTGGTGTAAGAATGTACCTGAACCGTCTTCTGCGTTCGGTGAAGCTGTAACCCAACGAGCTTTTTCTGTATAGTTACTCATTTGCTCACCAGTAACTATAGCATTACCTAATGGGCTGTTTGTAGAATCATAGCGTTCATTGCTTAATGTTTGATCAATAAAGGCTGTGACATATTTCTTAACGTTACCATCTGATCTACGTGTATTCCATAACAACATACCTTTAGGATATAGTGCAGGATCTGGAGCATCTGGGTCTAAGTAGTTGCTGGTTAATAGTGTAGCAATGGTTGCTGCTGTATTGCCTGTAGCACCTGCTGAACCGTAACGTGCATCAGCAAATAGGATACCTTCTTCTGTAGTTTGATCAGTTTTGTCAACTAATTCCCATTTCTCAGAAGCAGGAACACCTTGGATGTTGCTGTCGTAACGATAGATAGTTGGGAAATTTTCCAAGTCAGCAGTGCTGATCCATAAATCATCATCCTGGAATGTTACGCCGCCTGTGTATGGATTACTTGCTGACACTGTAGGACCTGTTGCTTTTGTAGAAGCAAATGTGTTTTTGTATCCAGTCCATGTACGACCGTTGTGTACCATAATATCAATTTCGCTGACACTTGAGTTATACCATAACTGTTCTTCTGCCGGGTCGTTCTGTGGTGCGCTTGGAGCAGCAATAAAGTTGCTGGCTGCCAACGGAGCCCAATTTGAAGCAAGATAGCTCTGAGATGCTGCTGTTGCTAAAGGACCGCTACCGTCTGTTGCAGAACCAACTGACAAGTTATAGAAATTAGCTGTACCTGTTAGTGTGTTAATGTTGTATGGCGTAAAGATATCTGAAAGTGGAGTACTTGTACCATCAGTGAATCTAATATCGCCGCCAAGTTTGTGGTAAATCTGTAGTTTGTTGTCTGAGGTAACTGCTGCTTCAACGTTAACAAATCCAGCTGCGTTAATTGCTGTTGCAATTTTTTCAGCGTCATCAGCATCACCTAAGAGTGCATTGCTGGTTGCTGAGCTTAACGTAATTGTTTTTGCTGTATCTAATGTTGCTTGACCTTTTAATGACTCTGCCATTGTAAAGGTATTTGTACCAGCTGTTAACGATCCTGTAGTAATTACAGAAGAAGTAATAGTTGTGTATACGCCAACACCTGCAGCACGTTTCCAAACACGGAATGTTGCTGTTTCTGGGCTTGCATCATATTTTGTATCTTCGTTGGCATTAGTTTGAACAAACAATGTTGTAGTATCTAAGTTTGCTCCGCCACCCGAACGATCAAGATAGTAAAGAGCTGCGGTTGAAGTAGAGTACAAATAAGCATCATATGAAACCCAAGTTTCTGTAATTGAATTCCAACGCTTGGCAATCCAACGTGCTCCTGCATTTGGTTCTGTAGTCTTGATCCATACTGACCCAGTTGGGCGACCGTATGTCATAGTGTCGTTGCCCTCATCATCACTGTCACCACGCTTAAATGCTGGAACTTGTGTATGAGGAGTTTGAACTAACTTAGGACCATGATATGTACCAGCTGCAATGTTTATACCTGCTGAACTGATAACTCCAGGAGCAGATGGTGTGCTGATTACGATGGCATTAGATAATGAACTATCGCCAATCGAATCGCTTTGTCCATCGTTATAAAGATATAATTTGCTGCCAACTGCTTTGGCTGTAACACCAGTAATACCTAATACGTTGACCTTAGTAGCGATAAGTGCAGCAGTGTCTGTTCCTGCAACGGTAACTGTTGTACCGTTAATTTGGAATGTACCTGCTGTTGGGCTTGTTGCTACAGTACCGCCAACGATAGTTGGGAGGCTGGCTGACCATGCCTTAGATCCAACTAATGTCCACTCGCCTGCCGCTACTGCTGTGCCACCACCAGCTACACCGCCGTTACCAGCTGACTTGTAGTAAATTCTTGCAGTTTCTTTAGCTGCTACAAATGTTCCGCTGCCGTCAACTGTTTGAAATACAACTGCGTAATCACCAATTTGGCCTACACCTGTTTTAGGTGCGTAGCCTGTGTTTGCATCAACTCTTGATGCATCATCATCTGTTAAAATAATTGGTGTTTTTAATGTAAATTTCTGGCCGCCTGCGGTTGATGCTGCTGCACCGTTCCACTCTTGGATACCCCAAGCTGTAGAAGTTGCATCTAACCACCATTGTCCGTCATCTGGATTTGCTCCCGGGGCGGAACCTTGTGCTACTAATTGTGATAAATCAACATCAGCACGTACAATAAATGCTGCGTTGCTTACCCCGAGTAAGCTATAAGCTGCTAATAGACCGTATTCGTTGCGTTCACCACCGTGTACTGGATTAGATGAAGTTGTCTTTTCAAAGAAAGGTACACCGAAAGCATCAACGAGATCTTTCTGACTTGTAACCTTAAATGCCTTACCGGCATTTAATTTAGTTGTTGCAGTGGCAGTACCTGTGCCTGCTGCGTTTGATTTGTCCTGGGCTGTTGCCACAACAATCAATGGAGTTGTACCAGGTTCTGCTGGTGTATAAAAACTCTCGTCGATTACTGTTACGGCTACGCCTGGTGATTGTAATGTCGCCATGTACCTATTCTCCTGGTAATAGTTTTGCTCAAAGTATTTACCAGTAAATCATAAAAATGGCCTGTTATAGCAGTATAAAAAGGGGCGGAAAAGGCTTAAATAAATTTATGAGACCGCTTTGCAGGTGCGGGCAGCGACCCCGTGCAATCAACTATCGAAAAGGCACAAAGATATACTATAGATCGTTGTGCGAAATCTGCTTGGCTCACGGAATCGGCCACGGCATTCCACGATGGCAGCGGGCAGGGTATAAACTAAAACTGCAATGCGATAAATGCGGATATAAAAGCCAGTACCAAGAAGTATTTAGAGTATTCCATGTAGACGGCGATTTGAATAACTGCCGCCACACTAATTTAAAAACGGTATGCTGTAACTGCGCTCAGATATTAGGCAAGGAAGGTATCACGTGGAGACAGGGTGATCTCGTCGCTGACTATTGATTTTGCATGATTATATAAATCGTCAATACTACCGTTATTATCTAATACAACATCAAACTCAGTGCCAACCCATGCTGTTTCTGAAGCATGAATTTTTCGCATTTTTAAATCATTAATAGCAACATTCTTGCCCTGATTTGCTTCTACGGCAGTGTCATACCAGTCTGGTAATTCTCCTCTTTGTACCCAAACAATAATGCCGCCGGCAGCACGAATACTTTGAATTTCGTTGGGAAATCGACAGTCACTGATTACCACATGGTCTTTACTGCTACGGAGTTTATTTTCAAGACTGGCAATCCATATATCATCATGGAAGCCTTTGCGACACACTTCTGTTCCCCAGTATTGTAGAACCCAGCGTGGAGTAAGTGTTGGCATAGCAAGACGTTCGGCCCACCAAGGATCAACTTGTTCGCGCCATTCACGTGCTTCTTTTGTGCGGCCCTCCAGCATAGTTCTATCCCATCCAAAGACCGCTGCAACAGAGTCTTTAAGAGTAGATGCAAAACTTTCTCGTCTAAATTCGTGGAAATTAACCAGATAGTCAGCGACTGTGTCCTTGCCGCTGCCGATAAACCCGCAGATACCTATAATCATAATTGTCTCCTATAAGACTATTATAATACAGATTTTTTAAAAAGTCAAAGGAATTTAACCAATTATCCAGGTATAGCCCATACCGCCGGATACGGAAGTTTTTAGATCTTCCATTAGTTTATCCATTTCAGTCTGTGCTTCTGTTTTCATAGCGGCGCCGTTTAATGCGCTGCCACCTTGTGGCCCTGCAATCTGAGCAAACTTCTCTCGAGCTTGGCCAAGCATCATTTTACAATTGGCTAAAGAATAGTCTTTGATCCACTGTCCTGCGTAAGTATCGCCGATGATGGTAAAGTCTGGTTTAGAATTGTAAACCTGTAGCATCACTGACTCTTCGCCACGTGGACGTTGATGAATAGTTAATTTACGGCTGGAAGGTTCCCAGGTAAAGTTAATAAAACTACCAAACATTTTACCCACAAGTTCTTGATACTGAGCAAATA